ACAACAACTATTGTTGTACAACCAACATCTTCAGCAGTTGGAGCTACAAACCCAACTTATACATTTACTGCTCTGATTTCAGAGTGGACTCCGCTAAATGGAGCAATTGGCGAGCTTGCTACTGCTTCAGTTACATGGCCAATTACAGGTGCTATCACTAAGGCGGTTGCATAGTGGCAAGAATCGTATTAACTAACGCCTATGTCAGTTTTGCCGGTACTGATATTAGTACCTATGCAAAATCAATCACATTAACAACTTCATTGGATGTTGTAGAAACCACATCTTTTGGAAGTACCGCAAAGACAAGAGTTGCCGGTCTTGCTGATAATTCAGTAGCAATTGAATTTAACCAAGACTTTGCTTCTTCAGCACTTGAATCAGTTATTTACCCAACAATCGGAACATCTGTTGCTATCGTTGTAAAGCCTGTTGCTGGAACTTCAACTGTTTCAAATCCACAGTATTCATTTAATGCACTTATCTCAGAGTGGACTCCACTTTCAGGTGCAATTGGTGAATTAGCTACTGCTTCAGTTACTTGGCCAATCTCAGGTGTAATTACAAAAGCAACTTCATAACAACTAAGGGGGAATAATATGGATGGTTTATCAATAATAATTAAAACTAATGATGGTGTAGAAGGCACATACAGTTTGCGCCCCCGCACCATTGTTGCATTTGAGCAAAAGTTTAATAAGGGACTAGCAAAATTGTTTGCAGAGGATCAAAAGATGGAACACATCTACTTCCTTGCTTGGCAGACACTAAGAGATAATGGCAAGGTAATTAAACCTTTTGGCCCTGAGTTCTTAGATACGCTCGAAAAAGTTGAACTTAGCTCTGACCCAAATTCCGACTCCACCGCGACAGCTTAACTTACGCAATCGCAACTGCTGCGGTGGAGTTGCATTTATCACCGATTGACTTACTTGATGCACCCGATGGTGTTTTAGAAGCAATCTTCGCGTACCTTAAAGAGAGAGCAAGAAAAAACAATGGCTGAAAAAGTAATTGTTTTAACTGGATTAGGTGACACCTTAACTGCCCTTAAAGCATTTGATAAGCAAGCGGTTAAGGAGTTTGAAAAAGTAATTAATACCGAACTCGGTAAAGCTAAGAATGATGCAAAAAGATTGGTTTCAAGTACGCCTCCTATGAGTGGTTGGAGAACAATTCCACCATCTAACCCTTCTAAATCAAGTCGTGGAGGCGCAGGCTGGCCTGCTTGGGATTACAGCGCAATTGTTGCTGGTATTGGTTCAAGTAAAGCTCAACGCAGAGTCAGGCGTGACTACACAACAAGCGGTGGTGCGTTAGTAAATAGGTATTCATCAGGTGCAATATTTGAAGTTGCAGGTCGCTTACCTCACGATCATGGCGTAAAAGGAAATAAATTTATTGAAAATTTAAATACAAGATTTGGTAAAGGATCACGCTTAATTTGGAGCGTAGTAGATAAAGACGGCGACAAAATTAGACAGAATGTTTACAACGCATTAGAAGTAGCTAAAAAGAAATTACAAGATCATTTGAACCAACAGAGGAGTTGATATGGCCACAGGCGCAATTATCGCTCGTATTATTTCCCAATACTCTGATAAAGGTTCTAAGGCTGCTCAAAAAGATATTGCTAAAATGGGAAAAAGTTTTGACCAATTTGCTAAAAAAGCCGCAATTGCTTTTGCAGCAGTTGGTGTTATTGCAATTAAAGTTGGTAAAGATGCAGTACAGGCAGCAATGGATGATCAAAAAAGCCAAGTACTTCTAGCTAATTCATTACGAAATACCGTTAAAGCCTCTGATGCCACTATTGCAAGCACAGAAAATTACATAACTTTATTACAGAAGCAAGTAAATGTTGCCGATGATGAACTTAGACCAGCATTAGCTCGCCTGACCGCAGCCACAGGCTCAATTGAGGCTGGACAACAATTACTTTCAACTGCTTTAAATGTAAGCGCTCAATCAGGTGCAGATTTAGCAAGCAGTTCTGATGCAATTATTAAAGCAACAAAAGGACAATACAAGAGCTTGGGACTTTTAGTACCCCAATTAACCACTTCAACAATTAAATCTAAAAACTTTGCAAAAGCATTAGGTGAAGTTGATGCAGCAACAGTAGGCGCTGCGGGTAAACGCGCTGGCACTTTGGAATATAGATTAAAAGGTTTACAAATTGCCTATGGCGAGGTTCTTGAAACATTAGGTTATGCCCTAATCCCTGTTATTCAAAACTTTGTTGACATTATTACGGTTAAAGTTTTACCTGTTCTAGAGGCTTGGATTGCAACCAATAAAGATAAATTAGCCAAAGGGTTAGACACTTTATTGACTCAAATACCTGATTTAATTATTGTAATGTTTAATTTCTTTGATTTTATCCAACGCAATTTAAAGACACTTGAAATATTAGGTGCTTTAATGATTGATATTTGGGTGACTGCTAAAGTTATATCAGGTGTAATGGCCATTACGGCAGCAGTTAATATTCTAACCGCAGCATTTACTCGCCAAGCAGTAGCAGGCACAGCCGCAGGCACAGCCACAGCCTTTGCCACAGGAGGCACAAGTGCTTTGGCAGCAGCAGCAGGCTTAGCCGCATTTACAACAGGTGCATTAGTTGCGTTTAAAGAATTAAGTAAGATCAATGGATCAAATAGTGAAGCAGCAAAGAGTACCGATATTTATTGGGGCAATGTTTATGATAGTGCTAAAGCTACCGTTAAACCTGTTGCAACTATTTATGATTTTACAAATAAAGGACTGAAATTAACTGCTAAGCAATTAAAAGCGCAAGCCGACCAAATCCTTTCTGAAAAAGAACTAGCTCGCCTGAAGGCAATGGGCGTTGTTCCTACCTCTGAAGTTGACCCTATTCAACTTGAGGCTATTCGCCTGAATTTAATCAAAGAACAAAACCTTGCTCAAAAAGCAATGTATGACCAATTACTTGCAAACTATGAAGCGCACAATCGTTTAAATATCGCTGCTCAGCGTTACGCCGATATTTTGATGATTATTGCTGATAATAAAATAACTGAAACTGAAATTGCTTTATTAGCTAGTAAGTGGGGCGCTACAAATATTGAAGTCTTAAAGTACATCGCCTCAGTAACCGGCAATATAAACCTTGGCTCAGGTTGGGATGCTGCTGGCCTTGCTGCCGGAGATGGTTGGAAACAAGCTCTTAAAGATGTGAATGCTTACTTAGATGCGGTTGGTAAAGCTAACTTTGTATCTAAAGCAAATGTGCCAACAACTACTACAACAGCCCCTACAAATGGCCCTGATATTGCATCACTTCAACAGAATGCTGCTGCACTTGCTGCGCAAACAACAAAAATCTACACCCTTATTGACAAAATAAATAACACAGTAAAAGCAGAATATTCAAATCCTGTAATACCAGGAACAGGCTTACTTGATCTAACAGCACCTCAAAACGCAGCCTCAGCAAGAATGCAAGCACAAGCTGATGCTTACTTTGCTGCTAATCCAAATCTTGATCCGTTAACTGGACTTCCAAGAATGGCTAATGGCGGAATAGTTAATTCAGCTACTTTGGCAATGATTGGCGAGTCAGGCCCTGAAGCAGTTATCCCTTTAAGCCAAATGGGATCAATGGGTACAACAGTTAATGTAACTATTAATGGAAGTGTTACTTCAGCTTCTGACTTAACTGAAACAATTAGAAACGGAATTTTACGAGGCCAAACTTCAGGTAGAGGTATTACAACTAGAGTGCTGGACTTGTAATGCCAGGTACTCCTACCCTTGGCGTTTCGATAGATTTCCAAAACGGCCCTGCCTTCGGTAACCCGCTTATTTTGGGAGATGAAACAACTCCACTTGGCACAGGTATTTTGGCTGATTTACCTTCTGATGTTGTTGATGTTTCAAGCATCGCTTTACAGGTAAGCATTCGCAGAGGTAAGAACCGTATTCTTAACAAAGTTGAAGCAGGAACTGCAACTGTTGTATTAGCTGATAACAACGGAAACTGGTCAC